CTACTTGAGTCAATGAACCAAGAGGATACATTTACAGAAACACTCACAAAGGTTTACCTTGATTTTGAAGCGACTGGTAATGGTTATATTGAAGTTGGTCGTAAGGTAAATGGAGAGATTGGATTCGTTGGACATGTTCCATCTAAGTCAATGCGTGTTCGCAAGCAGCGTGATGGATTCGTTCAAATCATTGGAAATAAAGTTGTTTTCTTCCGTAATTTCCAGGACAATACAACAGTAAATCCTATTGGTGATGATGAGCGTCCAAATGAGATTATTCACATTAAGAAGTACACACCAACAAATGGATATTATGGTGTACCAGATATTATTCCAGCAAAGACTGCGTTAGCAGGAGATGAATTTGCACAGAGATTTAACCTAGATTATTTTGAGAACAAGGCTGTTCCAAGATATATCATCACAGTAAAGGGTGCAACTCTTAGCCGTGAAGCAGAGCGTAAGTTGCTTGAGTTCTTCCAGACAAATCTAAAGGGTAAGAACCATAGATCTATTTATATTCCACTTCCAGCAGATGACGATGGAAATAAAGTTGAGTTTAAGATGGAAGCTGTTGAGGCGGACGTACAAGACTCATCATTTAACAAGTATCGTCAACAGAACAGAGATGAAATTTTAATTGCACATAGAACACCAATTTCTAAGTTGGGTCTGCCAGAGGGAATTTCCCTTGCAGCAGCTAAAGATGCAGATAAGACATTTAAAGAGCAGGTTGCTAGACCAGCTCAGAGAAATCTAGAAAAGAAACTTAACCGTTTGATTGCTGAATTCACAGACGCTTTTGTTTTGAAGTTTAATGAACTTACACTCACAGACGAGGATACACAATCCAAGATTGATGAGCGTTACCTACGAATGAAGACCATTGTGCCTAATGAAGTTCGTGCAAGACTGGGTATGCCAGGCCTGCCAGGGGGAGATGAGCCAGTTCAGTTAACAGGACAGCAAGCAGCTGACCAAACTGCAAGAGGAACAGGAAACCGAAGAAGAGATCAACAGAGAACTGCTGACGGTACTGATTCTAATGGAGCGGCAAGAAATCCTCAAGGTGAGGGTCGAGTTACGCCCTGATTTTGCATTACTAACAAATAGTTGATAAAATTAGTGTTGCTATGGAGATAAAAAAGGCAAACTGGTATTCTGATGGAGACAGCCTCCGTCTTTCAATGCCTATCGCAAAAGTCGATAAGGAAAAGCGCATCGTATCAGGATTTGCGACTCTAGACAATATCGATCAACACGGAGACATCGTTTCCGCAGATGCTTCTGCTTCTGCGTTTGAGCGCTTCCGTGGAAATATTCGTGAGATGCACCAGCCACTTGCAGTAGGCAAGATGGTTTCATTCCGCAAGGAAAAGTTATTTGATAAAGCAACTGGAAAAGAATACAGCGGTGTTTTTGTTAACGCTTATGTTTCAAAGGGTGCACAAGATACTTGGGAAAAAGTTCTTGATGGAACTCTTTCTGGTTTTTCAATTGGCGGAAATATTACAAAGACAGTAGACGAGTATAACTCAACACTCGATAAGTCAATTCGTGTTATTAAAGAATACGATCTAACAGAACTTTCATTAGTAGATAATCCAGCAAATCAACTTTCAAATATTGTTTCTATTCAAAAGACCGCTGATGGGACAGTGCTCAAGGGAATTGCAACAGAAACACAAGTTGAAAATGTTTTCTATGATAAGGAAACAGATGAAGTTTATCTATCAACAGAATCAGAATTTACATCACCAACTACAAATACTAATTTAGAACTAATTGGTTGGGTAGAAACAGCAGATACCAACAAGTCTGTAGAAATCAAGAGAATCCTTGACGCACACAAGCAGTCTAAGGTACAACCTGATCTTGCAAAGCAGGTTGAAGAAAATCAAGACACAGAAGGAGGTGTTACTGTGGCAGAAGATACAACAATTACCGTTGAAGAGACTCCAGCTGAGCAAGTTGCTCTAGTTGAGGAAGTCACAGAAACGGACCTCGCTAAGTCTGCTGATGCGGAAGCACCAGCAACCGAAGAGGCACCACAGGCAGATGCTGAAACAGCACCTGCAGCCGTTGAAGAAGAAGCCGCTGACATTTCCGAAGTCGAAGTTGAAGAAACTGACTTTGCAAAAATGTTTGATGAAATGAAAAGCTTCATCTCAACAGAAATTAGTAAGACTGCAACAGCTAAGGCTGTTTCAGGACTAGCAGCACAGGTTGATCAGAAAATTGCTGAAGTAACCAACAAATATAATGAACTCGCAGAGGTTGTTAACAATATTAAGGCAACTATCTCAGGCGTCGAAAAGAGGGTCGACGGAGTAGAGAAAGATACTGCGATTCGCAAGTCTTCTGATCTGGACGGGTCAGATGTAACAATACAAAAAACAAACAGCAAGTGGGGCGGGCATTTCCTCAGCGTCCGCAACATTTAATTTATAAAAACAACGGAGGTGAAAATAAATAAATGAGCGATATTCTACAAAAAGTAGTTGATACTACAAACGTTGGATCAGGAAATGGTGGTCTTCTAAACACAGACCAGGCTAACCGATTCATCGATTACATGTTCGATGCTACAATTCTTGCCCGTGCAGCTCGTACAGTTCGCATGCGTTCTAACACAGCAGACATTGACAAGGTTGGCGTTGGTACTAGACTAATGACAGTAGCTACTGAAGCAACCCAAACAGGTGCTAATGCAGCAGTTACATTCTCCAAGATTTCTCTTACCACTAAGAAGCTACGTCTTGATTGGGAACTTTCAAGCGAAGCTCTTGAAGATAACATCGAAGGTGCTGATCTTGAAGATCACATTGCTCGCCTAATGGCAACTCAGGCTGGTAACGATATCGAAGATCTTTTGATCAACGGTGTTGGAACAGGTTCTGGTTTGATGTCAGCGTTTAAGGGATTCCGTGCACTTGCACTTGAGTCAGCAAACGTTGTAAACGCAGGCGGTGCAGTAATCTCTAAGGCAGTATTCAACAGCGCAATCAAGGCTATGCCACGTAAGTACAAGCAACGCCGTAACGAACTTAAGTTCTTTACAGGTTCAAACCTAGTGCAGGATTATCTATACAACCTTACATCAATCGGTAACGGTGGAACTCCAGAAGACATTGCATCTTCAATTCTTCGTGGAAATCCAAACGGACCAGCTGGTGCTCCAGGTGGTGTAATTCCATTCGCATTCGGTATTCCAGTAGTTGAAGTTCCTCTAATCGATGAGACTAGAGACGGAGACTACTCAGGTGCTACAGGCGATCACGGAGATATCCATCTTACATTCGCTAACAACCTAGTTGTTGGTGTTAAGCGTGAGATTCAGGTATACCGTGAATTCAAGCCAAAGAAGGATACAATCGAGTACACAATGTTCGTAAGAACAGGATGTGCAATCGAAAATCCTGAAGCTTTTGTTGTGGTTAAGAACGTAAAGGTCTCAGCCTAACAAATTTAACAACTAAATAGTCTGAAGGGGAACTCCTAAAAAGGGTTCCCCTTTAGTCATATGGGTGCTATAATTAGAAGGAAAAGACTGAGAGGAGAATAAATGTCTTTTAATAATTTGAAGCTTGAGGAGCTTCGTAAGGTCGCAGAAACATTTGCGGTAGATCATGAATCAGCCAAGAATAAGGCAGACCTAATCGCCCTACTCGCAGAAGAGGGTGTAAGCTATGAAATGTATAATAGTTTTATTAACGCTGAAAAAGGCGAAGCAGAAGTAGAAGAAAAGAAAACACTTGGATCAAAGCCAAATACCGAACTCAAGGGTGGCCAGGTCCTAGTAAAGATGGAAAGAATGAATCCAAGATACGATGTAAATGCATTCACATTTACAAAAGAAAATCCATTTATTGTAATGTCTGAAAAGGACGCACAGGAGATTTTTGACACACAGGAAGGTTTCAGACTTGCCACTCCCAAGGAGGTACAGGAGTTTTACTCCTAATTAATTAAATGGAGTTATATACAGGTCTTACCCAAGACATTTATCTAGATGTCTATGAAGAGGACGAACTCAGATTAGCTGATGCTAATCCAACCGTTTCAATATACGACGGAGATACAGACGTTCTTGTAATTAGCGGATTTGCAAGCCCAGAGATTAATGATGAAGGGCACTATTCGTTTAGAATCCTAGATAACTATGTAATGACAGACAAGAGCCTAAAGGCAGTCTGGAACTATGCAGTAGATGGAAATCCAATGACATCTACTCAATATTACACAGTAACAACTCCATACATTCAGATTTCTGAAGCATACACCAGACTTCACGCTGGACGTGAAGAGGGTGATCAAAACCATATTCCACTACACGAAATGCAGCAAGCAGAGAAGTTTGCTCGTTTTATGGTTGAAAATTATACTGGCGTAAAGTTTGGTAAGTATGCAAAGACAATTACTGCCTATGGTCAGGACGCAGATGTCCTATATCTTGGCGAAAGAATTGTTTCATATACAGTTATTAAAGAGAACACCAAGATTGTTATTGATACAGTAAATAGTATTAATAATTTTAATTTTCCAGTAGAAATTACAGACACAAATCACTCATTAAGAATTATTTCAGATGAAGATATCAATGAAGGCGGAAGACTAGATATTGTTTATCCATTTAAGGGAAGTTTCTATAATGGATACAGATACGATATAACTGGAGTATTTGGGTGGAAGTATGTTCCAGAAAAAGTTCAGGCAGCCATGCTCTTGCTGATGAAGGACTACTTTGGTAAGGACAATATCTGGAGAGCACGATATGTAAGCAATGTATCGTTTGGCGATACAGACATGGAATTTTCAAAGCTAGCTTTCAGGGGGACAGGTAACTTCTACGCAGACAAACTCCTAGATGAGTATAAGTCTACAAACATGGCGGTGATCTAGTGATTGGGTCATATTCCGTAGAAGCTAAGTATGCCATGCTAGCTGACATATATCGTGTCCAGCAGAAGCGTGACGAGAATACTGGGGAAATTAAAAGACAGTGGGTATACGCAGAAACTGTACCATGCCTGGCTAAATCAATTATTTCATCTGGTGTAAGAACACCATCAAACGATAAAACTATCGATTCTAGATATATCGTTGAAGAAATTATTAAAGTAAATACAATCGATAAGCTATCGAGAAATTCTAAGATTACAAATATCAGAGACCTAGGCGGTAATGTTATTTGGGAAGAAGCAGAGACACTAAATAATCCACCAACAATGTTTACAGTTGTTGGATGCACACCTATTGTAGATGGCTTTGGGCAGATCCTAGAATACGAGAGTACTTTGCAGAGGAGCGATATTCAGGATGCCTTCGCTTAAAGTAATCACAAACGCCTCAGACACAATTGGTAATGCTATGGCTTATGTTGAGGGTGTAGCAAAATCAACCAGAACATATGAGGTAGATCAAGCAGTAGGACAAGCAATCACGTCTATTGCAGAGAAGTCATTGGCAGCATTCATAGATACAGAGGCTAGACTTAGCCCTAAATCATTACACCATGTTTATGAGTGGAACGGAGTAGGAAAGCCATTGGCTAGACTATGGAAAATAACTGGACAGT